GGATACTGCGATGGTAAACCAGAAGCAGCAGCCAGCGACAAGCTTGTGCTTGTCGTGCTAGCATCAATCGCGCTAGATAGTGTTGTCTTAGCAGCGGTTGAGCTATAATAACGTGCAATTGATGGCATGTATTACCTCGTATACTGTATTGTGTTTAGGAAGTTGGCTTGTTGCTTAGCGATTTCTTCGCTGAGGCGAACGGTGTAAAGCTGGAAGATATACTTTGCAGCGTTGGTAGACGCTCCAGCTTGGACTGGTTGGTCGAGGGCATCTGCAGATACTGCGGTTGCCGTAACCTTTCCAGGGTCTACTGTTGTAAGTAGGCGATACATAGCACCAAGGCGAACGACATCTTCGCAAGATGCTGGAAGACCACTAGCAGTTAACTCTTGGTTATCTGTAATGACTGTTGGGAACTTTGTATATTGAACATTGACTGTACGACCAGGCATTGGTGATTCTTTTAGAATCAAAGCCTGCTTGATTGTTGAAGTAGTGGTGTCGTAATAATTCTTATCGACTCGATAGTTTTTAATAATCTGCCATACGCCTGTTGAGTCTGGGACATCCCATGAGATACCAGTTATATCTTCTAACGCATCTGGTAGCAAGTATGAATAGTCAGCACCATTAAAAGTAAATGTATGGTATGTAATAACTGGGAAGTTCATTGCTTTAATGGTTTCGTTAATAGCTCGCTTAACTTGATTGCGAGGAAAGATTGGGTTGTTTCTTACAACCGAACCAGTTACGTGGCTTGTTGCTGTAGTTCCACGCCAGCCACGACCAATAACATTGCCAGTAGTTCCAAGAACTTGAATAGAACCGCTGGTTGGGATAATCTTCTTTAAGTAGATTAGTTCATCATCTATCTCAACGATGCCCTTGCTCAGCGCAGTAGCATCATCAACCAACATGGTTGCGTCGCCAGCAGTTGTGGCGCTGGTAATAACCGTAACTGATTCTTGGTTTTTGACGTAAGAATTAACTTCGCCAAGGGTCTGTTCGGTCAGCTGGTTTAGTGTTGCCATTACGCTTTCGCTGCCCTTCCGATAAGGTCAGATGCTCTGACCGCTTTTTGAATGTCTTTCATTTTTGTTGAAGCAGGTTGAATTCCTTGCTTGCGAGCGTCACGATATGCGCTCAATTCTTTATCTGTGTTTTTAATTTCGGCTGATACACGCTCATTGCTAAAGTTCAAATTAGCTGCACGAAGGCATTCTCCCCAAGACTCATGGTCCTGAGTTACACATCCACTTCTACACTTCGACAATGTATTCACCATATCCCGCAGCAGTTAACTCTGCTGCCTCTGCATCGGTAATTGGGTTGTCATATCCACCACGAAGCACCTTGTCATAACTGGCTAAGCTGCTATCTTGTGGCGAAACTATGGTTGACCAAGTTCCATTTTTCTTTACTACGGTCTTACCCCATGGATAAGAAACAAACCAAAGGTCATTACTCATACCAAGTTTGATTTTCATGGTTGGTCCACGAAATATCTTTGCCATTACCATTTCACCTTGTCTGCCCAATATGCTGCGGACATAACACCCTTAGATATATTCTTAGCATGACGAGCCTTAAATGATTGGCGACGTTGACGGTAAGATTTTGTTTCTCCAGCTTTTTTCGGGGAGCCTGATACGCCTTGCTGACCAAACCTAATTGTCTTTACTTGTGAGCCAGATTTGGCTACGACAACATGAGATTTGGTTGGGTGGTTTGGGGTGCGCTTAGGTTTATTAAAGCCCGCTACGCCCGCCCTCTTTAGCCTTGGGTCCATTCTTCTTATACTCCCCGACTTTTCCTAGTATCGATTGGATGCGTCCGTCTTTACGAAGACGAACAACCATTCCATCTTTAATCTGTATTGGGTTAAAGCCATGATGTGACTTGTATTTACCCGATGACATTATTTTTTCTTGAGCTTTGGCTTCTTTATAGCCATCTTCTTGCCAGTTTTTTTGGCTTCAGCTTTAGCCATAGCCATTCCCTTAGCAGTGTATGCAAATTCTTTTTTACCAACTTTTGGCATTATTCTTCATCCTTTTCTGTAAAGTCTGGTGACTCTAATTCCCAATCTGGAAGGTGACGAACCATTAGTTCCCACGCTTCACCTTCTGTAAAACCTGCCTGTGCAAAAGAGTTATATAACTCATGTGCTTGATGTGCGTATTCTTGTAGTGGCGTAAAGAAATCTAGAGGTAGTTCTTCAGCCTTTTTCTTTTTAGCCACGTATCTCCTTATGTGGAGAGGGGTGGTTGCCCACCCCTCTCACTTTGTAAACTAGGAAGCGATGCTTGACTTAGTCTGGATGACGTAACGTGCTTCCTTACGGAAGATGTTCCATCCAAGAAGTCCCTTCCAACCCGCTGGGCGGAAGCGCATTAACTTATCTGTTACAGGACCGATAACTGTCTTTGGCTCGTAAGAAACAGCCTCAAGAAGAGCCTGCTTTCCGAGAAGAACAGTTGCGTATACCTTTGAAGTGCCAGAGCCAGAGATTGACTCGCAGCGTGGAGATTCGATATAACGAACTTGGTCGTAGATACCGATTTCACCATTCCATAGGTTGGCAACGCCAGCCTCTGTATAGGTGTGAGGCAACTGCCATACAGCAGAACCAGAGCTCTGAGCTTCGGAACGAAGGTCATAAGATACATCTGGGTGAATTAGTGCTGTATAGAGTCCGCCTTCACGTGGCTGTACGTTTGCGCCACGAAGCTTAGCAACACCCTTACGTGCAAGAGCAGCAGTGATGTTTGCAGCAGTGGTGCTTGAAGATACGTTCTCACCGTTGATGGTTGATTCATCAGCAGAGGTTGTACCTGTGTAACGCATTGTTGCAAGAGATGTCAGCTTGGTCCAGACCAAAGAGTCTAGAGAGTCGCGCATGTTGAATGACAACATGTCTGCAACAGCTGGGTCAATTGCGGAGATTGACTCAAGAGCAAGACGCTCAGTTGTGATTACAGCATTGCCGTATTCATCTACTGTAACATTCACCTTGTTGGTGTTGTTAAGTGTTACTGCGTCTGGGTCTTGTGTCTGAGTTAGTGCAGTAGTTGCACGTGATAGGTCCTGATAGACCTGGAAGACGACGGTGTTACCTGGGTTTGTTACATCGACTGGGCGCTTGTCCGCAAACTTACGGAACATTGGCTCAGAGCGAAGGTTAAACTCAATGTACTTGTCATACGCCGTCTGAATCAAGTTCGACATCGTTGATGTCGTAGTTGACGTTGCTGGTGTAGTAGGCATGATTTCCTTCTAATTGGGGTTGATTGTGGACGTATCAGCCTTTGAGTAAGTTACTCAACTCCTCTGGCGAACCTGCGTTCGCAATACGAGAAGCTAAATCTTGACCAACATATGGGTCAATATCACCATCATCAAAGTCTGACATTCGCTCATATGATTGAGCGTCAGGGGACTCAGTCCCCTCTTCAACGGCTTCGATACCGAATGCATCGCCGTATTCATTTAACCATTGTGCGACAGCATCCTCGTCTGCTTCAATTTCATCTGGGATGAATTTTGCAATTCTTGGATTAAGTCCGAAACCTTCTAAGATTTCACCAATAGATGCTTCATGACTTTGTGTAGTAAACTCTGCAAGAATTTCATCACGTTCCTTAAGTTGCTTGGAAAGTGAATCAATCTGTTTGCGAAGTTTCTTTACAAGGTCAGTTCCACTGCCATTGTCTTCATCTTCGAAGTCGTACTCTAGGTATTCTTCTGCCATTGTTTTCTCCCTTTATTAGTAGTTAAACCCTCATCGGGTTCTGCACCACACGTACTCCTCAGCAGGGGTACTGATTCGTAGACGTGATGACTTCCAGACTTATACACATCACCAGGGCTGGACGGTCTGGGACGGAATCTATTAAACGTCAGGTGTTCTTAGACGAGAACCTAACGATGTGCGGTCAATTGCTCCACGTTGCTGGAACTTGGCGCGTTCTTTAGAAGCAAGTTTCTTGGTCTTGATACCAACTTCAGCACCACCAGCAAGACCAAGCGCTTCACGAGCTAAGTCTTCTGTGCCAGCGGTTTCGCCATATAGCGACATCAAGCGTCGGTAATCATCTTGTTCGCGGGCTGCACCTTGGAAGGCACGTTCGGCAGATTCTGCCTTACCTGCCTTGGTAATCTCTTCAGCAAAGCCTCTAGAGATACCTGTGTCAAATCCTGCACGACGTGCTGCTCCGCCAACCTCAGAAGAGGTATACATTAACTTAGCTTGCTCTGTTGAGTATTGGTAACGAGAGTTGATAGCATCAAATGCTTTCTCATTATCTAACAAGTAGGCGACAAGGTCGCCAGAAGATAAACCATAATAATCTTTAAGTGATTGAACAATTGCTTGGTCTGCTTTTTGCAGTGCATTCTGTGCAATGTTTACACGTGCTGTAAATTCACCAACGCTAATTGAGTTAGCAATAAGATTACCCAAATCTTCTGGTTGGTCATAGAAATTCTCTGGCAATCCTGCTTCTTGCATGATTTCTCTATAGCCATCTTCGGCTGCAATGTATTCTGCAGGAGCTAAAAGTCTGTCGCCAGGGCGACCCTTACCATCTGCTATACGTTTACGAATAGCCTCGTTAGCAGCAAACCGTGTCTTGTATGCATCACTGGTGTAAATTGTATTAAGAATTTGTTCATCAGTGGGCATAATGTTTTCTTCATAGACTTTATCTATGGTATCCATTAATGATTTAATAAACGTGTCGCCAAGACCTGTGTTCTCAAACATTCTCATGACAGAGTCACGAGCACCAAAATCTTTGTAAGATTCGATTAAGTTACCAAGAGAACCATCAGACATTTGTTGGTATACTTCAACAACGCCACCAGTTTTACGAACTGTGCGTGTACCAGTAACCTTTGGCTTTGCAGCCTCGGCTGCAGCAGCAGCTTGCATAGCTGCAATCTGTGCTGTTAGCGCAGCAATTTGGTCAAGAATTGCACCTGTTGCTGCTGCATCAGGACCTTTACCACCAGCGCCAGAATTAGGGTCGCCACCAAAAGCTGGACTAGAAGTTGGTGTGGGTGATGGAGTAGGTGTTGGTGATGGAGTAGGACTAGGTGTAGGTGAGGGTGTTGGGCTAGGTGTTGGACTTGGGGTAGGACTTGGGGTAGGACTTGGGGTAGGACTTGGGGTAGGACTTGGGGTAGGACTTGGGGTAGGTGAAGGACTAGGAGTTGGCGAAGCAGTTGGTTTCGGTGAAGCAGTTGGTGTTGGTGAAGGGGTTACTGTTTCATTTTTATATCCAACATTTACCGTAGTGCCAGACCAAATCATATTTCCACCCTGGTACTTAGGGTTGTTTTCAAACTTTGGATTTAGGTCTAAAATTTCTGCAACTGTTGTGTTATTCTTTTTAGCAATTGCAGAAAGAGTATCGCCAGGTTGAACAGTTACTGTTACTGGAACTTGTTTTGTTGTTGCTGCGACATTGGCTGCATTAGCAGCAGCATTGGCAAAGCGGGCTCGCTCTGCAGCATCTTGTTGTGCAGCAGTTTGTACAGAAATTACTGCATCGTAAAAATCGTCATATATTGGCATGCTTACCCCAGGAATCCGAAGTCTTTAAGAATGCGTGAAGCAATAGAAGTCTTCTCCTCTTTTGCTGTTTGGGTTGTATCCCACTTAGCGCTGCGTCGTGCAAGTTTTTTTGTGTCGTACAAATTCATTGTGGTGAAGTTGCCTTTTTCATCCTGCATGTTTATAGCTCTTTGTACATAATCATCATTAAGGTCAACTTGGTCAATATCCATTTCCCAAGTATCTGCAATAGCTTTAAGCCATGGGTCTGCAGCCTCACGAAGAGTCTGACCTTGGTCAATAAACCTAGCCAAGCCAGGAGCAAATGATTTTGCTCTAGCCTGTAGGTCATTATCAACATCTTCTGGGTTAAGGGTTCCAGCAACTAGACCTTTCATGCTTGCTTCAAACCATTTTTCAAAGTTTGCATTAGATGTGGTCTGCTGGAAACCGTAATCACGAGCCATGCTATACAACTTACTAGCCATGGTTTCTAGCTTTCCAGCTAGACCAGTATAAACAACACGACCATCGATAGAGTTTGTTTTAACAAACTTGATTGAGTCAGCCATTAATTTGTTTAGATAGTCTTGGTCAAATCTAACAACCTTGCCATCTTTGATGATGGCTTGCTTCATCATGTTGTTAGCGTATTCAATTGCTTCAGAAGCACTAATAGGTAAACCCATAGAAGCAAATTGTTTTACAATATTGCTTGCATTCTTTTGTAGGTCTGCAGCAAACTGACCTGGGTTGGTTGCTTTAGCAAAATCAAATTGGCGTTGAGTATCTGTCTGGTCACGATACCAAGATGTACCTTTGACAATAGCCTCTTGTAGCGCTGGGTCAGTAATCATTGGACCACCGTCAACACCAAGAATCTTGTTAAGCGCAGCCAATAAACTTGGGTCATTATTAATGACAGCAGCAGTAATGCCGTACATTTTTTGCAACATAGCCATTGATAACTTATCGGCTGTAATAGGAGTTGCTGTAGGTGAGTCGGTTGACATACTTAGATTATCTGTAAAAGGATTTGGTGAAGCTGTTGGTGATGGGGTAAGCCCAGCCATTGAAGCTTCTTCTCCTCTGCGCCAATCGCTTGTGCCAGGAAAATTATTGGTCATAGGGGTGGAGCCCGAACCAGGTATTGTTATCTGAGTTCCAGCAAATAATGTATTACCATTATTATACTTAGGGTTTGTTGTAAGTGCTGGATTAGCTTTAAGGATTGCAGCAACCGTGGTTCCATTTGCCCTAGCGATAGAGCTAAGTGTTTGACCAGACCTGACTGTTACTTTTGTGTCTGCCACTACTCAACCACCGTTCCGATAGCATTTGGGTCCTTAAGAAGACTTTGAATAATCTTCAAAAAGTTTTTGGTTGCAAAAGATTCTGCGAAGTCGGGACGACTTCTAGCAAAGTTAGCTGCATAAATAGCAGGGTCAAAACCAGTTGTTTGTGTTCCCTTACTTGTTGTGGTTCCTAAAGATGCGCCTTTAGTTGGACCAGTGGTGGTAGTAAATCCATCATAGATACTTGGTTCTTTTTTGGCAGCAGCATTAACGCCCATTCTGTAGGCATCAATTTCTTCTTTAGTAGCAGTTCTACCAATCTCAGATTCAAAAGTTTTGTTTATGTAATCTGCTGCATTAGATGGACTGTATTGGGTTGTGGTTTCAGTACGGACTTTTTGGGTTCCATACTTTTTAGTGCTACCCTCTCCACCTGTATAACTGGCTGGATTCCATACATTAAGATACATAGATGGGTCGCCAGTTGCACCAGACCCAGGGGTTCCTACCCAATCAACAGCATCGTTCCATACGGACTGCCATTTACTTTGTGGGATACCAGCTTTCTTAAGAATTGCAATAAAACGCTCGTAATATTTACGAGCTTCTGTTCCCTTTTTTGCAGTTGCTGCGCTGTATTTGAACCAAGACTTGGCTTGAACATCGTCAATACCAGCCTCTGGGTCAATGCCAGGAAGCTTGATAGGTGGAATGTTTAGCTTCTTAGAAGCTTCTGCATCTTTGACCGCTTGTTCGTATTCAATCAATGCTGCTTGATATTGCTTATCGCCTATCTTGCCTTTTGGGTAATCTGAACGTTTTGGTTTCTTCACTTTGTCACCACGAATTCATTATCTAGTTCTGGCATATTGTTTAACCATCTTGTGGCAAATGCATCAAACTCATCAGATGCTGTTTGTAGGAAGTCGTAATGGAACTGTGCAAACTGTTGCTTAAGCATTAACTTCCTTTCATCGCTATTGTTTGGTCGGTCATACTCGTCTTTGAAGTTACGAGCTTTACCAGCCCAGAAAGCAATTTCTTCCCACTTGGTATTACCTGTTGAATACGCATAAGTTCTCCAGTCAAGATTCTTGGAGATTGTTTCAACCGCTGCAATAGTTCCATTCCAGTAGTCTTTGCGTTCTTCGTCGCGCTGCTCTACCCAACCTTTGTAGTCATTCTCGATATCATCTACCATGTCATCAAAGACGCGCTTGATACCAGAGGTTTCATACCTGGTTTGATAAGTCGAAGTAATTCCATATTGCTTCATCATGGCATTGCGCCAATCAACAGCCTTCTGATACTCAGCCCAACCAACACGAGCCTGAGCAGATTTCTTTAACTCGTCTTCGGTTTTCTTTTGAGTGATAGGGTTATTAAACCCTCCAGCAAACTTCATCCTTTTATAGATAGAAGCAACTTCTGTTGAGTAATCATTTGGTCCACTACCAGTACCTGCAATATCACCATAACCAGATGACAACATTCCAGCATACTTTGTATTAGTGTTACCTAGTTCTTCTAGTAGCTTTGTGTTATTACGAAGAACTTTAATATCATTCATTGTTGCAGCTACGCCTGCAACATTCTTTTGGTTAGACCCGACAAGTGCTAAGGAATCCATTCCCCACTCATCAATCATAACCTTCTGTGCAATGTCATAATCGCCATTAGCCAGCTCAACCAAGTCAGCATAATATGAAGTAGCAGCACGAGTTACTGGGTCAAATGTCGCTGAGATAGGTGCGTTAAACTGAACAACAGACCTGATAAATGCCATGTTGCCAGCTGCTTTAGCAGCAGATTCCATTGTAGGTGGTTGACCAACTCGACCATTAGCTACCCACTCAGAGAAACCTTTACGCCATTGAGCATAAACCTCATCGGTAAATCGTTCACTCTTCTCAAGCCCGATAAGCGAAAACGCTGTACGAACTGGATATGGCAATTTACCTGAATCAATTAATGACTGAAGGTAACCTGGAACCATGGTGTTCTTTACCTTCTCGGCAAGATTCTTGCCTTCTACTGGATAACCTCCATATAGAATGCTAGATTCGTAAACATCATCACCAAGTGTTTCACGTAGAGATGCTGCTACTTGCTCACCGTAAAGTTTCCATGGACCAACACTTAATCCGTTATCAATAATTTCAGATATTGTTGCTGTGCCAAACCAAGAGATAGATGGGTCTGCAACCATAAATTCCATTTGCTTAGGGTTGAATTTAATTCCACCGCCACGAACATCTGTATATGGTTTTAATGCAGTCTTAACCCAGTTAGGTAACTTATCTCCATATGGGAGTGGATACTTAACAGATACCGCTACTCCAGGTGGAACATCCTTGATTGAAGAATAAGTGTTTCCATCTTGGTCTTCGTAAGCTTCATACTTGTCAAATGCTTGTTGGATACTGTTGTACCAATAAGCATTCATTGGGTTGCGAGCCAATAGGCGAAGCGCTACCGCTTGGGAGTTGAAGAAAGCCAAGGGGAAGCTCATTGCATAACGTGCCGTATACATACCATTGGTAAGACGACGTGATGAGTAAAGCGTTTCTTCAACTCGACTTAGCGCCTTACGGTATGCAACTTGACGAATTTCATTATTTACTACGGCTTCTGTTACATCAATACCAGACCGTTGTGCTGCATTTATCAGCGTCTTCATTTCGTCACGGACGTAAGACAAGAACAATGGGTTACGAACCAGTCTTGTTTCAGTAAGTGAAAGGACTTTCCATGCTGCGTTAGTTGCTCCACCTATGCGAGCAAGAACTTGCTCAGCGCCAGTTAAGTCAGAAAGTTTAAGACTTGGTCCATCAATTTCTTTAAGTAGGTCTGTTCTGCCGTATAGCATTGCATCTACTTCTTGATAAGTTACTGGACGTTCTGTAATAATCTTACGAAGTTCAGGGTCTGGATACATCGCATAGAGTTTTTCTCTTGTCTGTCCTACCCATGCCTGCATATCATCGCCAAAGCGTTCTTCAATACGAAGTCTGTATTCTTTACCAGCTGGGCTATATAGCCATTCTACGATTTCAGCGTTGGACTTTTCGCCCCTCATCATCCATCCGACTGGTAACTCAAGTTCGTTACGAACCTGGCGGTTGGCAATATGTGCCAACGCATTCATATATTCTTCACGGTTCTTGCGAGGAATCTTTACAAAGCGAGCGCCGTCTGCTCGAAGTCTGCGTGAAATTTCTGACTGCATTGATGCTGCATAGAAGTTTGTAGCGGTATCAATTTCTGACATGTATGCGCTAGCGCCACGAACATTAGGGTCAGCTAATCCTTGAATAGTGTATGTCTGACCATTAACTTCGATAACTTCAGCCTCTTGACCAAGAAGCTTCTTTTGTTTCAAATCTCCTTGAGCAGTAGCGAACTCTGCCCAATCCTTACGTTCACGCTGGATAAGTTTAGCAGTGCCGTTAATGTAATCAGCAAGGCGACTCATCTCATCAAATGCGTCATCTACTTTAGTCTGTAATTCTGTTACTTTATCTTCAAGCTCATAATATTTATTCTGAACTTCAACATCGTTGCTCTTCATTGCTTTGGCTTTAGCTTTATCACGTGCTGCAATAAGTTTTGTTAATGACTTGTCCAAGTCATCGTAAGTAGCTTCAGCTTTTGCATGCGCTGTAATCTTAGGTTCTAGGTCTGCTCGATACTTTTCTACGCGGAACTGTGCAGACTTAGCTTGTTTACGAGCATTGGCAGCAGGGCTGCCAGGTATCCATTTCTTTGCTGATTCTTTAAGAAGACCAGTGTTGTATACAACATTATCTACGCCAGGGACTGCATTCTTAACAAGTTCCATTGACTCAAGAGCCATACTTGCACGAGCAAATGGGTCTACCATTGAGTTCTTTGGTATGTATGCAAGGCGAAGTAGGTTCAAGTTGCTAAAGACCATGTTTGCTAAGTCAAGGAACTGACCAGTGTTCATGGCTATTCTAGATAATTTTGCGCCATAAAATTGACCTTGGGTAACCTTTGCACCTTTACCTGCAACGCGACGAGCGTTGAAGATAACTTCGGTTTCAAGTCTACGGAAGTCAAGCATTGGAAGATTCTGTGCTTCATTAGATACAGATAAGAAATTCTGTACGTTGATTCCGCCGTTTTCGTCTGGAACAAAACCATTCTTAACAGCATACTCTTTGATGCTATCACGACTCTGGTTCATACGGATATGCCAATTTTTAATTTGGTTGACAGCGTCCTTGACGTTGCCAATATCTTGCATATCTGTAACGCCATAATATTTTGCAAGACGACCCATGACGCTTTCTTCGATACGACCAAGTGCAATAGCACGTTGAGTATCGCTTTGTGCATCAAGGAACATCTCAACCATACGACGTTTATATTGAGCACCTTCTGCTCCCTTAAGGAACTGAAGACGATTCAAGTCAGACAATAAATCGTTAGCTGCTTCAAACTTACGTGGGTTAGAAATATTAATATACCCTTGTGGACGACCTGAGCCAGTCCATGCAATAAGACGCACTGCTCTGTCATAGACACCTGATTGATAAACCTGAGTTTTCCAACCACCATCGGCATCTTGACCAAACATCTTAAGGTCGCCGTATAAAGCTTGTGACTGTATCTTCTTCTTGGCTAAGCCAATCTGTTCTAACGCTGCATAGCGTCCTGGGCGATAGCTTTCTATAACACCCATCTGCGCTTTTTCCATAAAGTCATCTAAAGCGCGAGCAAAGTTAGGGTCTTCTATCTTAACAGCATCAATAATCTTTTGATATCTAGATGTAAGATTTGGGTCTAGTGCATCTAATCCGATGCTAGCAAAGTTATCAATTGGTGTTGTAGCAGTAATCCCATAATTATCAAGATGGTCTGCTGCAAGTGGATTGCGTTCAAAGAATCGTTGAAATGCAGCGGTATCTCCACGTTCTGCAAGCAAATAATCTGCTACATCTTGGTGGTTATCTAACCTAGATAGAATTGTTGCGGTTCTATATGGGTTAGATGTTTCAGATACAAGTGGGTTTGATGCAAGCTTTGTTAAATCTGTTTCATTAACCGCATCATCTACAAGAACTGATAGACCAGTCTTAGTCTGTTGCTCTACAGGCAGAGCCTTTTGTGCAACAATCTCATCTAGTTCGCTTCTAAATACATCCATGTCGTCTGTGGTAGCAAGACGCTTTGGACCTACAACTTTCTTTGCAGTACCACGTACTGCCATACCAGCACCTTTAGTGCCAAAAGCAGCAAGTGCTAAATCTGTAACGCCAGATGCAAAGATTCCAGCCCATTCATCACGGAATGCTTTATCACGTTGACGTTCATCAAACACGTCAAAGTCTTCATCAAGAAACGTAGGATTGGTTACATCACCAAGAACAGGAGATACAACTTTACCAACAGCGCTAGCTGCTGCCTGTCCCATAGAAATCTTTTTAGCTTGTTTCTTTGAGAAACGATAGCTTTCGGTTAAGCCACCCTTGCCTTTAGCCATGGCTTGAGGCGTAAGAAGTGCAGCAGAAACAGTTTGAGTTACTGGTTGTACAATTTTTTCGCCAACAAATTCAAGACCAGTCTTAGCCCAGTTAATAGCTTTACCTAAAATTGGCTTTTTCTCACCAGCTTCAATTGCTCCCATTACTTTAGGGATAATTGCTTGTTCTATGCCACCGACTTTGGTTCCATCATCGAGGGTATTTTTCTTAAACTTATCAACCTTGGAAAGTTTCGGTTCTTTAGTAGGGTCTTTGGCTACAGAGGGGTCAGTCCACCATTCTGTTAGGGACATTAGGTGCAGCCTCCTTAGCCGTTAGTTCCTCTAATAATGAAATTCGGTCATCGTCGGATTCAAAAGGGAACTTGGCTAAATCCCAAGCAACTGGAGCCATTTCAAATCCAAGGTATTCAAGGTTCTCTTCGAACTTCTTGAGTATCTTCATTCTGCTTGACTCCGTAAATACTTAACAAAAGCTTTCATAGTTCCAGTTGATTCTGGAGAATCCGCAAACTGTGCCATCAATGGCATGTATTTAGCCAACTTTGATAAATCTTTTAATTGATTATCAATTGGGCTTTTTAATCCCAATATTTCTCTACCAGGACCAGGACCAACGTCCACACCAGCAGTCACAGGTTCATCTGGACGCTGGGTGGGCGCTGTTAAAGGCACTACGTTCGCCATAGGATTAGGGCGAGGTACTTGCTGTGTAGGTGTTTTTGCCATTGGCGCACCAGCTTGCATTTGTTGAAATTCCTTTTGCTCACCGTAAGCAGCATTAGGAAGTTGTTTTGCGCCCTGGCGGTCAGTTCTCTTAGAGAACGGACCTGGACCCGAAGGTTGCATCATTGACATTTACTTACCTACTTCTTCTTTGGAATATTAACCTTTGTTCCTGACCAAATCATTGAACCTTGCTTGTATTTCTTCTTCTTCATGATGTATGGGTTTGCATCACGAAGTTCTGATAGAGATACTCCTGCAGTTTTTGCAATACCTGACAAGGTATCACCCTTCTTTACGGTATATCGGCTATCAATTTTAGTTGTTGAGCCACCGCCAGTTGAAGTAGTTCCATAAGCTGGTTTTGTTTTAGAACCAGCTTTATATGCTGCAGTTCCTGGTACAAGTGATGAGCCATCCTTGCCATAGCGAAGTTCTTTAGGTTTGTTTGCTTTTTCAGCTTTAGCAATTAAACGATTAAGTTCGTCCATACGTTGACGACGAGTCTTACCTACAATACCCATTGATGCTAATGATGCAAGTTGAGATAATTGCTGTTGCGCTCCTTGGCGACCTGCAGTTACTTTACCTTTGCCTTTACCAGTAAGGTCAGCAAGTTTTGCTTCAAGACGATTAATCTCATTAAAGTCTTTTTTGGTTGAGCCTTTAGCTAAGCTAACTACTTCACCAGCGACTGCAGCAACAACTCCGCCTTTACCAACAGCTTTAATCTTTCTAAACTTTGGCTTAGAAGATTTAGCCTTAGCTTTAGCATTGGCATCTGCTTTCATTTTATCTATAGCTTGTTTTCCAGCAGTTGGTTTATCAGCAGTAGAAGTCTTTTTATCTACAACAATCTTCTTGCGTTCTGCTGGTTTTGTAGCAGCGCCTTTAGCTTCAACGCGCTTCTTAGCTTCTTCAAGACCTTTAGCTTCATTCTTCTTTAAGTCTGCAAGTGTTGGACGCTTTGTAGTTCCAGCTTTTTCAGCCTTAAGTTTCTTTTCTAGTTCTCCACCTTTTGTAACTGGTGTATCAACTACTCTTAATGGCTTTGTGCTACCAAATTTCTTGGTATTCTTAGCAACTTCTTTATCTGCTGCAGATGGTTTTGTAGCACCTGGTTTATTAGCTGACCAGTTCTTACGTTCTGCAGGTGTCATGTTCTTCCATGCAGCCTTATTAGCAGCAGACTTTTCTGCACGAGTCATTGTCTTTGAAGGCGTAGCCTTCTTAGCTGGTGTTTCTGCAGCTGTCTTAACTGGAGTTTTCTTAACAGCAGTCTTCTTGACTGCAGCTTTCTTTACTGGTGCTTTCTTTTCAACAGCAGCAGCAGGTTTTTTGACAGCAGCTTTTTTGGCTGGGGCTTTCTTAGCAGGTGCGTCATCGCCTCCTGCTTTCTTGCCAGCGTATTCGCCAAATTCATCTGCCATGGATTGACGGAACTTTTCAAGGTCCGCATTTCGCATAGCATCATATTCAGCTCTACTCAAATAAGCCTTCTTGCCAAGTTCTTTCTTGGCTGTATCTGCCATATCCTTAAGAGCTAATCTATCTTCGGCAGTTAATTTACCTGTAATATCTTTGCGTACAGCTTTTACTTTTCCTGGAAAAGCTTTTTTTGCTGCAGCTTTAGCATCTTTTCTGGCTTGGCGGAACTTATATGGTTTCTTCGCCATGTGATGTCCTTACTTAAGCTTGTTCTTGTTACCCTTGATACCCTTTGGGGTTGGGGCTTTAGCAACTAATCCAAGTCCTACGCCTTTGCCACCAGACTTCTTGCCTGAGTGTCCTGGGTGAACTGGAGCCTTAGCTGCCTTTCCTTGCTTTCCAAACATTTTTTCTCCTTATGCTGGTATTTGTCGAGTTACTCGACCTGCGAGTACTGGATTGCCTGAACCAGTTAGACCTGCTAGCAACTCTTGCATTGCTGGTCTACCTTGTGGCATCTGTGGAATTTCTCCACCCATGCCCATTGGCTGTTCTGGTTGCGCCATTTCTGGCGCTTGTGGTGCTTCTGGTGCTGGTTCTGGCTTGAACGCTTTAGCTACCGCTTCTTCAAGTGGTGTGCCTTTCTTGCGTTCATCAATAACTGTTGCCATTTTTTCGACAAGCGACATCGGGTCTTGCCCTTGCGAAACCATTTGTGGAATCGCAGCAGCAAGTTGCGAGATGGATGCTTTCAATGAATCACGCATCTCTTCGATATCAATTGCTCGCTCTTCTTCTCCAGCGTTGAGCGAAATCGGTAAATTACGACGTAGCATTCCTCGTGAAATGAGTTTATCGCCACGTGCTTGCAGACCCCATACCAATGCTCGGTTAGGGTCTAAACCTGCCATCAATCCGTATTCAACTGTTACGCCGTAATTGCCGTTGATATCGATTGATGGTTTGTATTTTAATTTGTATGGAACTCCGTTGGCTGTTGCAGATACTTCACGAGATAATGTTGGGAAGTATGCTTCATCAGTAGCAAACGCGATAGAGATTGCTTCGCCGATTGCTTCGCCAAGGATTGATTGGATAACTTTGATTTGTGAATCAAATCCAGCCATAAGTGCCTTGACACCTTGACCAGTAACAATAGAACCTTCTGCTTGTCCTGCACGTGCTTGAGGAAAACGAGTTCCTAGTTTCATTTCGTCTGCTAGAACATTGTTCTCAGCAAATGCAAATTGTGGTACGTCTAGATTTATACGACGTATTTTCTCAGGACTGTTCGAACGAATGACCGAATCAGGACCAACGGAAAGCTGAGTAACATCAGTGGGAAGAGCAAGAGGAGCTTCAACAGACTTTTGAACAGCCTCCATAGTGAGCAAAGCAAGACGCGCTTTTGCTGCGTACACTGGCAGAACATCGTCGAATGAGCCTCGGACTTCGCCATCAAGCGAAGGACGCTGAGCAATCGCAACTGGGACTCGACCAATCTTGTTTGGTGTTTCGGCAAGAACTGCACCTCCACGACTTGGGATAAACATTACAGTGCGATTCTTGTCTGTCCATCGTACAACTTCTAAAAGTTCATTACTATCAGTACGACCAAATGCACTTGTCTGTAAAATTTTATCTGCTAACTCTGGGAACTTAGCTGCTAATTCGCCAGCTCTACGATAATACGAACGACAATAGACAGATACTTCCCCAAACCTGTCTGTGTCATAATACGCACCCATAGAGTTTTCTACATGGATGTGCGGTCTTTTTTCCTTGAAGTTAGGTTCGACTCTGAATACACAGAAGCCATAAGTTCCTAACTGGTCTGCGCCACGCAGTAGCTCTGTTCCAAGACGAGATGAAGCAACATAATAGTTTGCAATCTTAGTTCTCTTATCAGCCTTGGTACGCTGTGAATCATCAAGGGATGAATCTCCAGCAGCCGTTATGGTAGGTAGTACACCTGCCTGCTCAGAAACATCACGAGCAACCACGTCAATGAGGTTGGCGATGATAGGTCTAGACCATGTTCCCTCTGGGAACAAACCACGAAATACTTGGTCGGCGTTACCTGAACGGACCAATGCAACTTCGCGCATGCGCTTATCGCGCTCAGCATTACGAACCTTTAATTGCTCGTATGCGTGTACAAGTTCTTTCATTATCACAATCTCGCTATTCGCTGTGCAGCAGCTAAATCATCTAGGTTAACAATGTACCTATCTTCAATTTGCTTCTGAGGTGTAAATTCGTTTTTCAAAAAGTTTGGCACATTTGTTGAAGTTAATAAAACATCGCGGGCTACGATTTCACAGAACCAGAGCGCCATCACAGCGTCCATCTTTAATCTCTTGCCTTGAACTCCTGGTTGCCAAACAACCAATTGTTCTATTAACTTTTTTATATGTTCATTACGTGAAGCATCTGGTAACTCAATCATGTTATCGCCAGCATGCTTTAAGTTGTTATTGTTACCGTCACGTTTAATAACGGTTCCGAATAACGGAGCCAGAGAAGCTACACCAAACTCTGGGTCTTGTTTATTATTACCTGTGTAGTGTGGGCGGTAGTTAATACCGCGAGTAGACAAGAAGTTTCTAATCTCCTCGTCTTGGGTCAAGAAAAGCTGAAATGCGTTGGATTCAACGATGACAGTATGAGGCTTGTAAGCATCCGTCCATTCTCGAATCAAAGAGCGAATCGCTGCAGGTGTGGGGCTGCTCATGACGTGAACGTCCATGACATAGCGCTTGTGTGTTCTGCGGTCGACTGCATAAGCTACTGCTGCCGTGTCACCAGACATGGCTGGGTCTATACCAATAATGCGATAGAAGTTCTGTGCATTTTCAGGATGACCCGCAGCGCCTGCAACCAGCGCACCCGACTTTCTCATTCCGTTAACTGCGCCTCTGACGCACATCGGGTCGAAGATTGCATTCTCTGCGATATCGAGGTTTTGGTAAACCAAAGACCATTTGGATGGACCAGCCTCGTTGCGGACCGCTGTTAGACGCGGTCCAGTCCATCGGTCAAAGAATCCATTCTCATCTGGAATATCATTCTCAGCGAGAGGTTGCTCTGACTTGCCCCAAAGGGTTTTCCAATCCTTCGGGTCGTCTGCGTATTCTAATACGGCAGGCATGGACAAATATGACCACGGTACGATTCCGTCCGTGTAATGCTGTGGGTTGCGAAGTTCTTTATATAAGTCGGTTGCAGATACGCGAGTTCCGACAACAAGAAGCTGACCCCCGCCTGGTGGTAGACGAGAGGCAACTTCTTGTCGAATCCATTCTTGTTGCTTAGCCCACTCTCCCGCGTTAGAGAGAGTGACCACGTCGTCAAGTACGATTAAGTCGGCGCGAGCGCCGTATACTTGACCACCCATACCGATAGCTTCAACGGTAGGGTCTTTAGCATCTGACTCGCGGACATCCGCGCCCAGATAAATCTTGTTAGCCGACCACATGTCGGCGGTAGCTTTGTAACCATCGGTAGGACCAAATCCAGCTTGCAAGTCTGCATACCGAGGATGAGTCAGGCGTTGCTTGATAGCATAGAGAAACTTCTTTGCCTGCTCTTGGGTTTTAGAAATAACAATCACATTGATGTTGGGATTTTTAACTACGCGGTAGGTAACGTAGTTAATCGTGATGGTCATAGTCTTGGCATGGTTTGGTGGAACATTTACCAAGAGGCGGGATAAACCCGCCGACCCTTTTTCGTAAGTCATCGCTGGATGTAACCAACGAGGTTCCTTACCTTCCAACATATCGACCACGTTAAGCATGTGGTCCCATACTTTGGCTCCCAGGTATTTCTCAGAAAACTCCGCAAAGTCAGATAGACCAGACCGAGCTTCATCAGCGAGGTCAGATGTTCTTAACCGAGCATTATCTATATAGGCAGCGAAGCCTTCGGCTTCGCGCCTCTGGGTGTCATACCAAGAACGAGAACGACCAATAACCTTTAGGGCATCGGCAATAGTGCGCCCTTGGCGCACCAAGTTGATTAGTTCTTTCCTGGCTTCTTCGGGGGTTAGATTTCTTTCCAAGTCTTCTCCAGTAGCTGTAGGGGTCTACAGGGGTATAGACAGAAGTATCCCCACTATAATTTTTACCAAGTAAAAAGCGGGCGTGAAGCCCGCGTTTACGGCTTCGTGGAACTCAGCCGTTACACTTATATAGGGGTCTAGAGCTTCGGCGTGTTTCAAGAGGCAAATCAAACTTTTTTTCTTGGTATAACAAAAGTGCTGGTCAGAGCTGGTTTTCTGGTGAAAATATTTTAGCTGATAGTGGGGGGC